ACGCTCGACTCGGTAACAAAAGCACGTTGGAAGAAACACGTACGCAGCGGTTCATCGATATATCTAAGCGTGGATTGTTACCCGTTCCTGTCAAGTATTACGCAGCGCACACTGGACGTTGGGGTGGATCTGACAAGATAAACCTCCAAAACTTACCTAGCCGTGGTCCTAACGGTAAGAAGTTAAAGAGAAGTATGATAGCCCCAGAAGGTTACATGATAGTTGACTGTGATTCATCGCAGATCGAGGCTCGCGTGCTTTCTTGGTTAGCAGGTCAGCATGATCTAACCGAAGCATTCAGGAACGGAGAAGATGTTTATAAGAAGATGGCTATGTCTATCTATGCCGTCAAAGAGGAATCTGAGGTAACAAAAGACCAGCGGTTTGTTGGTAAGACCACAATTCTTGGGGCTGGTTACGGCATGGGAGCCGTACGGTTCAAGGATCAGTTGCAGTCATTTGGGTTCGACATAGAACTAGACGAAGCCCGCCGTGTAATAAACATTTACAGAGAAACAAATTTTCACATAGCTAGGTTCTGGAACGACGCCAGCCATACGTTACGTTGTATGGAACAGGGGGTAGGCTCAGAGCTTGGTATAAAAGGTGTTATAGGGATAGACCCTGCTGTACCTGCGATCATCTTACCTTCTGGTTTACAGATGCGGTATGAGGACTTGCGGGGGGAGCAGGGTGAGAAGGGGGTGGAGTATACCTACAAGGTACGACGAGGCCGAAACCGGATATACGGTGGGAAAGTTGTCGAGAACGTATGTCAGGCGGTAGCGCGTTGCATAATCGGTGAGCAGATGTTAAAAATTGCTGAGCGATACCGCGTTGTACTTACGGTGCATGACTCTGTTGTGTGCTGCGTACCAGAAGCGGAGGTTCACGAGGCACAACGGTACATTGAAGAGTGTATGCGTTGGTTGCCTGAATGGGCCGATGGTCTGCCCATCGATTGTGAGTCTGGTATTGGCAAAGCGTATGGAGATTGTTAATGGGTCGGGTAGTTGATCTAGGAAAGTACAGAGACGAAAAGCGATTTAGAGAGGAGCTTGAGGAAGAGATGAGTACCCTGATGTATTCGGAAGAGATAGAAGAAGGGTCACATTTAGATAATGTTCTGAAAGAGATGGAGGAAGAAGTCATCTCCATATCCGTACTTAAAAAAGATGACGTGTATATAGTACGTATCCACCACCTAGATTACACACAGGAACCTCCTGTCTTACAGCACATGACTATAAAGCGAAAAGACATCCGTGAAGTTGCTAGTTCGTTGTCAGAAATTGATAATTATTTACCAGAGGAAGAGATTACTTGAGTATTTACCCTTGGTCTTTCAGTAAGATCAAATCTTTCGAGCAATGTCCTAAGAAGTTTTACCACTTAAAGGTTATTAAGGACTATTCGGAACCAGAAACGGAGGCCATGTATTACGGTACCGCGTTTCATGAGGCAGCAGAAGAATACGTACGGGATAACGTACGCTTGCCTCCACAGTTTGACTATGCCAAGCCCGCATTGGACGCACTTATCGCTAAACGTGGTAAGAAGTTATGCGAATATAAGATGGGTTTGACAGCTAATTTAGAACCATGCGACTTCTTTGCAGATGACGTTTGGTTCCGTGGGATTGCAGACTTAGTGATCCTTGATGAAGAGACCGAAACTGCTTGGGTGGTGGATTACAAGACAGGTAAGAACGCACGTTACGCAGATAAAGGTCAGTTGGAGTTGATGGCGTTAGCTACCTTCAAGCACTTTCCTGATGTTAAGACAGTGCGCGGCGGGTTGATGTTCGTAGTGTCAAACGAGTTAGTCAAAGACACTTATGAGTTCAACATGCAGGGTGAGTTGTGGCGCAAATGGTTGGCTGATTTTACAAATATGGAATCGGCTTATGATAAAGATGTGTGGAACGCTAACCCTAGTGGGTTGTGTAGGGCGCACTGTGTGGTACTAGAATGCCCGCACAACGGGAGAAGGTAATGAGAAAATCTTATTTAGTAGTAGATACAAAAACTGGGTTAGTAGATGGGTATTGGACACATAAAATTGATGCTCAAGAAAGTGCTTTACGTTATCAAGCTAAAGTAGGAAACCCTATGATAGTTAAATCGGTAACTAATCGTCCGTATCTAGAAAACCACAAAATGATTAAGTACCACCTACCGCAGGGGGATTAAATGCCTTACAAAAACAAGAAAGACAGAAAGAAGCAAAAGAACAAACCAGTCGGTAGTCCAGAGTTCAAGCGGCGTATGGAGCGGCAACGTGCTCGCCGTGCTATGGATAGGACTGGAAGAGATGCAAACAACAATGGCAAGGCGGATAAACGAGAAGGTAAAGACGTTAGCCATAACAAAGCATTAGCAAGAGGCGGTAGCAATAAAGACGGTGTACGGGTAGAGAGCCGAAGCGCAAACCGTAGCCGTAACTTGAAGAAGAAATCTCCCAGACGCTTAGCCTGATGCGTCTATAAACAACGTGGGTTTTTCGATCCTTACGATTAGGTTAAGTGACGTTTTGAGCCTACAAAAATCAGGTTAGTCCGTGCACCATAGTAGCATTTTCGCAGACCTAGCCCCATCTGTGGACGAAGCGGGGCTTTTAGGAGGAAAGATGGAAATCATTAACAACAAGGCGCTTCTTTTGCGCCTTCGTAACCCTCAAAAAGTAACGACTGTTATACCCAACAGTAAAGAGCTTGCAGATAATAAAGTAGTTGTGAAGTGGGGTATCGACGAAGCACAAGTTCTAAAGAACCTTAACATAAAGGTACCGTCGCCCATCGAAGGTAAGTACAAGTGGACAGGTAAATACGCTCCCTTCGAGCATCAGAAGACTACCGCTTCTTTCCTTACGCTTAACAAACGTGCCTTCTGTTTCAATGAACAAGGTACCGGTAAGACTGCTAGTGCAATCTGGGCAGCAGACTATTTAATGCAAGAAGGTTATGTTCGACGTGCATTGGTTATCTGCCCCCTGTCTATCATGGACTCCGCGTGGAAGGCTGATCTGTTTACGTTCGCTATGCACAGGTCGGTAGACGTAGCGTATGGGTCAGCAGAAAGACGTAAGCAGATAATTAATGCGGGCAGTGATTTCGTAGTAATAAATTATGATGGTGTTGAGATCGTATCGGACGCCATCACCAACAACGATTTCGATCTGATCATTGTGGATGAAGCGACTCACTACAAGAACGCGCAGACCAAACGTTGGAAAACACTTAATGCGCTCGTCACTCCTGACAAGTGGTTGTGGATGATGACTGGTACACCCGCAGCTCAAAGTCCTTTGGACGCATACGGCATAGCTAAACTTGTTAACCCATCAGCAGTGCCTAGATTCTTCGGTACGTTCCGTGATCGTGTGATGCACAAGATAACTAACTTCAGGTGGATACCGAAAGAGGACGCTACCGACACAGTGTTTAGAGTGTTGCAACCCGCAATCCGTTTTACCAAGGAGGAATGCTTAGACCTTCCAGATATGGTGTACACCAAACGTGAGGTAGAGCTTACTCGACAGCAGATCAAGTATTACAAAATCCTGAAAGACCGCATGGTAATGGATGCCGCTGGCGAACAAGTTACAGCAGCAAATGCGGCGGTTAACATGAACAAGTTACTGCAAATATCTTGTGGCGCAGTGTACACCGACAAGGGTGAGTCACTAGAGTTCGACATCAAGCATCGCTATAAAGTCCTACGTGAAGTCATCGATGAGTCCAGTAAGAAGGTGTTGGTGTTCGTACCTTTTAAGCACGTCATCGACATGCTGGTGGAGAAGTTAAAAAGTGATGGGATTACTACCGAAATTATTAGAGGGGACGTATCGGCTCCTAATCGAACTGACATATTCAAACGATTTCAGATCAGTGATGACCCCCGCGTTCTAGTAATCCAACCCCAAGCTGCGGCACACGGTGTAACGCTGACAGCAGCAAATACGGTGGTCTGGTGGGGGCCAACAAGCTCACTAGAAACCTATGCCCAAGCCAACGCTAGGGTGCACAGATCGGGTCAAGACCATAAGTGTACTGTGGTACAGCTACAAGGGTCTGCAATAGAAAAACACGTTTATAGAATGCTTGATAACAAAATAAACATACATACAAAAATTATAGACTTATACAACGAAATACTTGCATAATTAATTTAAGTACACTATATTCTACAGTTCGACTAGAGAAGGAGATCGAAATGGAAGAGGATAGTCATTTGTCTGTGGATAAGCTAACCAAGGTTTATCTAAAGATAACTGCTAAACGTTCTGAATTAAAGAAGGCTTTTGATGAGGAATATCAACGCCTTTCAGATGCGCGTGACAAAATCAAGTTAGCTTTGTTAGAGCATTGCAAAGAGCATAACGTCAATAGCGTGAGGACTGAGGAGGGGCTGTTTTACCGAACGGTTAAGCAGAGCTTCTGGACGAACGACTGGGAATCGATGTACGAGTTCATACTCGATAACAAGGTACCTGAGTTCTTCGACAAACGCCTCAATCAGAAGAACGTGCGTGAGTTCCTAGAGGCAAACCCCGATAAGTTACCGAAAGGGCTTAATTCGGATTCAACCTACACTATCTCTGTAAGGAGACCCAAAAAATGAGTAGCCCCTTTGTCCCTATCGCAGATGTTGCAAAACATTTCAAGGTAAACCAAGCCACCATACGTGGTTGGTTGAAAGCAGGGATCATCCCCAAAAGTACCTATATCCATATAGGTTCAACCTATCGGTTCAATCTGGCCGCTATCACCGAGGCTTTGACTGCCGCTGAAGATGAGGAAGTTAAACCAAATAGTTGGAATGACATCAGCGGTGATGAAGAACCCGTCCCTCAACTAGAAACAGATGAAGACTATTAATGGGCGAGACACTCAAAAGAATCAGTATACGCAACCGCCGTTTTGAAGGTCTACCTGAAATAGCGGAAGAATCTGTAAATGTAGTAGTGGTTGGTGTAGCCTACATGTCCCGTATTTATTACGCGGATGCTTACGACCCTGATAAGGTCGCGCTACCGACTTGCTGGTCTTCAGATACAGACACTCCCGCCGTAGATGTTCCAGCAGAACAGAGGCAAGCGGGGCGTTGTTTAGATTGTGTCCACAACATAAAGGGGTCCGGTGCGGGCCAAAGTCGAGCATGTAAATTTGTGCAACGATTGGCCGTAGTGATAGAGGATGATCTGGAAACAGTTTATCAGCTACAGCTATCCTCACCCTCTATTTTTGGGGACGCGATTGGGGTGAACATGCCTTTGAAAGCCTACGCTAGGTATTTAGAGGCGCAGAACACCCCAATAGTCGCTGTGGTGACGAAGATATTTTTCGACCCTAAAAGCGACTTACCAAAACTCTTCTTCAGACCTATACGTCCACTAGAAGAGCAGGAGTACGAAACCATACAGACCATGATGAAGCATCCTGATACTACGAAAGCAATTACTTTAAATGTAGTTCCACTGGAGGACGCGGGTGCATCACCATTTTCTGAAGTAGATGGCTTCGTTTTTAATGACTAATGTTTGGAGAAAACATAAATGACTTATCAAATTAAAGGTGTAGAGGCGCTTTACCCTCGGATTAATCGGACATATAAGTTCGACAGCAGTGAAAACCGAAGCGTTCCGTGTGACCCAACTGATGATGGCGCGTCATACGAAATGTCCTTCAAGATGAACGAGACGCAAGCGAAAGCATTAATGACCGCGATGGCTACGGCTTATAAGGAAAAACGTGAGGCTAAGTGGCCCGAAAAGTTCCCAGTGCCTTTCACCAAAGATGATGACGGTATGTATATCGGTAAGGCAAAACTTAAGGGTGCGTACGGAAAGGATGTTACTGCAAAGCCGAAGCAGTATGACGCTAAGAACAAGATCCTGCCAGATGATTTCCAACTGACAACTGGAAGTACGGTAAATATCGCTGTTGTGTTAATTCCTTACCACATGCGCGACTCTGGGGTTTCACTTCGTTTGCGTGCCGTACAGGTTATCAAATACGTACCTATGCAAGTGTCTTCACCGTTTGAAGAAGTTGATGGGTTTGACAGTCAGGGATCTACTGAAGATGAAAGCCCGTTCTTTGATCTAGATACCGAATCTAGTTCGGAGGTAGAGGCAGCAGTAGATGATGTGGAGGACATCATCGAAGAACCGAAGAAGAAAGCGATGAAAGTTAAAACCGCTGCTCCCAAAGAGAAAGCGGATCTGAGTGACCTTGTTGATGCTTGGGACGATTAGTCCTAATTAATTTGGGCTTTAACAAGAAGAAGCCCATTCATTCAACAGTATCCACGGCTAGACTAGTCGAAAAGGGCGTGACTCTGCCCCTGCCGTGGTGTCTTTCGGATCTATCTCATGGAAACAGCTATATTTTTAAAGGAGGCGCTACCGAAAAACGGGTCGTATTGTGTATTTGCATCCAAATCATCTGCCGATAAAAGATCACAGCAGTTCTTTGATTCCGTAGATGACCTGATTGATGCGGCACAGGACTTGGATACAAAGGGTTATGATGTTTATTTCGCACTAGCTAGTTTCAAGGAAGCTAACTCACGTAAAGTAGATAACGTACAATCTTTGAAGTCGTTTTTTCTAGATCTTGATTGTGGCCCATCGAAAGATTTTGTATCGCAGAAGGAAGCGATATCTCAACTAAAGACATTTTGTACTAAATTTAATTTGCCACGCCCTTTAATGATTAACTCTGGGCGTGGTGTCCACGTTTATTGGGTGTTATCCGAAGCCGTACCTTTAGATGACTGGCTACCTGTAGCCACTAAATTGAAGCAGTTGTGTGCGGATAATAACTTTTTAGCAGATCCCGCTGTCACGGCGGACGCTGCACGAGTGTTGCGGGTACCCCAAACCCATAATTACAAACCAGACATCCCAGCAGAGGTAGACTTTGTTGGGGCACACCTACCCAATCTTGTTGACTTTGATTTGTTTTCGAGATCGCTCGGAAATGATGTGATACCAGTTCCCACAAAGAGACTGGATGGAGCCAACGCTGCGTTCATCA